TCAGCACACTGAACGCGATCCTCCGCCTCGGAGCGCTGAGTTCCGTCCTTCCTCTTGTTCAGAAAAGCCGTCTTCTGTTTAGAGATGGTAAGGGACGTAGTCTTTGCGTGGTCAATTTTAGACCAAGTTCCGTCGCACTGGTGAATCTGTGTGGTGTCAAGCTCCCGATTTAGATTCGCAATGAGCTTACGAAAGTCCATCTTGGCCTTGTTGACAGCGCGATCAACCTGCACGTTGGTCTTCGCGGTCTCAATATAGTTACTAAAATACATGACTGCAAGTTCATTGAAAATCCAGCCAAATCGGTGAGACTTGGCGCGAGGCACCCACTTGGCGGCAAGCGACTTTTTCTCGGCGCTCGCATCTAGGCGAAGCTGGCCAAGCAGGAGCTGGAATGCGTGCTGCATAAGAGGGTCAGACACAGCAACGCCATTGGACTTGCAATAGGTGCAAAAATACTTGATGTCCTTCCAAGAACCGTATGGATGACCGTCTGATGAAACAAACTCGGTAAGAACAAAACGAGCAAGTTCTGGATAAAACTCATTCCAAACCAGAACCTGCATATATGCAAGGGCATACTCCCCCTTTCCGTCAATAACGTCACGAGTGTGACCGACCATTTTATATGCTACCGTCATTAACTCCACAAACTTTTCTCTTGATATCTCCTTACTCGCCGTAAGATTGCGCAAAATCTGCCGCAGCATTTGTGCATGCGACTCAACGGTCGTTGAACCGCAACGAGTAAATTGAAAACTCAATTGAAGAATTTTTTCCTGTAAATCATTGGACCATGCATATTCGGTGTGACCATTTTCACCGACCTGCATAGGAGTATAAGAGTCAAGAGCGTTCACGAGTGCTGCCATGGTACTTTATAATATGGCTTATTCTTTAAGCCATTTTGCGATATGTTCTACGTTTGTTAGCGCGAATGGTCTTAATATAAATTCTCTTTGTATAGTTGTGCATACTGCGATCGTCGTTTATTGATTTCTCATAAAAAATAATTGTAATGTTATTTAAATCTTGAAACATTGAGATGGTTCTGTTTAATGGAATCGCGTCAATATTTTTAACTGATTTTAAAAAGTCGTGCGCATCGTCTTGTTCAGCATTACTCTTGATATAATGCGTCACGTCCGCCGGTTCAATGTCAATGTTATATTTCAATATGGATAAAACTGTATAATTTGTCTCAGACAGTTTATTGTTCCTTTTAAGTATTCCAATTAATTCTTCTCTTGAAATATAATTTGGTGTTCTTAATAATACGGTTTCTTCTTTCACTTTATTAATGTTGTTTTCTTTATTAACGTAAACATAGTGAAATTTTATATGCTGTATATCTTCAGTATAAAATGTTTTGTAATTGTTATCCACTGATTCAAATTCTTCTATCCATTTTGTGTCTAAATCCATTTTATCTGATATTTCTGCATATAAGCTCATATTGAATTATGCGCATATAATTCAATATAATTTTTAACGTGTTTTATTAATACTAGTATAAATCGTAGTACTGTGGGTCGTCTTCGTTGTATTCATCCTTGGTTGCCTGTTCCACGAAATAATCTTCGTCATCAGAATCGTTGTCATAGCAATTGTATTCTTCCCTTCTCGGCATGTAATATATCCTCTCGTATTCGCCTTCTCCGTACAAATTATTATAATTAATTCTTTCATTTTCCCATTTGTCTATAAGAGTTTGAATGCCCCTTTTTGCGCAAGTGTGAAAGTCTTCATCATAATAATAATCGTAGTTTTCAATAACCAATTTTCTATTTTTATCGTAATAAATTCTAGTCCAACCTGGTTTCAAATTCAAATTATTGGGTTGCTCCTCTTCAACCTCATTGCTCTTCAATGTTGCGTTCTTGTATTGTAGAACATTTTCTTTCTTATTTTGACCTTCTACGCATAGTTCTGGAAAATCCTCATCTTTAATTTCAAACTTTTGAACGACTGGTTCTCTTGTAGATCTAAAACTATTTGATAAATAATGACGGTCGTTGTTTCCATTGTTTGGTTTTCTGTCGGTCTTAAATATATTGTTGCTCATTGTGTGTTCAATTACTGGTCTTGAGTGTACATTTATACTGCAATATCCTCTAAGCAGTTATATTTTATTTATTAAATAGCATTTCAAAATAACAGTTTAAAGAAAACCCGTAATATACTACTATCTCCTAACAGCGACTTTATAGATTTCTGTCTTCAATTTGCGTCTTTGCCAAGCGTAGTAACGTTATATATATTTACAGGAGATCGCAATCAAAAAAAATAAAAAAGGGGGTAAGTACAACGGATGGTAATTACAACGGAGGGTAAGTACAACGGAGGGTAAGTATGAAATACAAAATATTTAAACCGGTTTAAATATTTTGCATTGATATATGTATAATATGGAGAATGAGGATTTCAGCGAGTTCAATAATATAGTTAGATTGCTATTAAACGACATTATAACAAATGAAGTGTATTTGCCAGTTTTTCCAAGGTCGTCATCCCAAAGAGTGTTACAAGCGAGCTTATATGAAAGAAATCCTATAAGATGCGTTATAACTGATGAAGTAAAAAACACGCTTATACCAATAAAATTTAGAGACGCAAAAGATATTGAAAATAATTTTAAATGTTCAATATTATGCGATTCGTTCAAAGAAGATGATGATATTATTCAGTTGCCGTGCAACCATTGTTTTTTTGTTGAGCCGATTATGAAGTGGCTTACAGAAGATGGTTGCGAATGCCCGGTTTGCCGATATAAATTTGACTCTATGGAAAAAAATGTGGGAGAAATATGTGGAGAAAAAATTATAGAAACAAATGAAGAAGAAAATAGTGGCTTTTATAATAATTATGAGTATGATCAAATAGAACAAATAAATAACAATGTTTTTTTTAATTTTATTAACGGTAATGTGTTGGGAAATCAATTTAGTAATAACATTATTTCATCTAATGAAAGTATATCCAACGTTGAAATTTACCCAATGAATTTTGATATTGTTGAAGATTTGTCTAATAACGATATAGATTAAATGTCGTCAACGTTGACTTCATCGTCTTCAACAATTGTTGCCGTTGGTGATGACGAATTAATATCCCGTTCAGGGACATTTTGCTTCATGAGATTGAAATATTCATTTTCTGTTGCGTTGTCTGTAAATTCAAGCTCGTCATCGGCTTGTCCAGCTGTATTCGTAAATGTGTGATCCCTTGCAATAAAATCGCTGAATCCTCCAAGAGTTTTTAGACGCTCTTTATCTAAATCGCTATAAACCTCAAGAAGGTCGCAATTTTCTAACTTTTTGTCATCCTTTGTTCGCTCGGCCTCAAAATCGCGACCACCAACTAGAACCCACACGCCATTTTTTACCATATTATCGCGCATGCCTCTTCCGCGAAACTTGCCGCGAATGTGGCAAAGACGCTTCTTTCCATCTTTACACGCGACGTGACACATTCCATTGCCCAACGTTGCGACAACTTGAGCATAATATTCAAATTCATCTTGCGAAAACCGCGTTGCCTTATTTGTCGTTTTTATACTTCCAGAAGCAAATTTGCGAGCCTGAGATTTATGGCCAGAACCACCTTTTGTGTTTTTCACCATCTTGTCTTATATTTGTTGAATTATTATTTTGACTTATTTGCTTTTCAATTTTTATTTTATACAGGAATAAAACAAAAATTAATAATATTGTATTTAATAAATATCAGAAATAAAATTGATTCCTTTTTTCTCCCATTTATTACATATAGACATTTCAAATATGAAAACTGAAGTTATTTCCATCCCAAGCCTTAAGTGCGAGATCACTTTTACTATTGGTCAAAACGCGGATGAGAATGACCAGATTATTGACGCAGCATACTCAAACGACATTTGGTTTCACGTTGATAATAAAAAATCTTGCCACGTTATTGCGACGATTCCTGATAATTTTGACAGAAAAAATCTGAAATATATTATTAATCAAGGAGCGGTGCTATGCAAAAAACACTCATATCCCAAAGAAAAAAGTTTGCCAGTTGTATTTACACGCGTGAAAAATATTCAAAAGACAAATACTCCTGGAATGGTTTTTATTCCAGAAGACTGCAAAAGCGTCAAAGTCATTTAATAGTTTACCTTGTCAAATTCATCAAGATAATCTTCGTCAGGAATATATAACCCATTTTTTTTATGTTGTTCGTAAAATTGTACCCAAGTTCTCCTTTGTCTGATTGTTTGAATATTTTTATTTTGTGTTTCTGTTTTTTGTTCATCTGGTTCGTAATTATACTTGTTATAAAAGTCCTCAAAGTAATCGTCGTCTGGAAATTCTAATCGCTTTGTTTCATGATTTGCACAGCCGTTGAAAGCTTCAACACGCAATTTCCACAAAGGCGATCTGAAAGCATAATAGTCCCAATGGTAATAATACGCATCCTTTAGATCCAAAATTTCTCTCTGTAATTCAAACAATGAGAGATAGTTATCCTCGTCAATTCCATGCAAAGTTACTAGTGGTAGAATTTTGTATGGATAGAAACTGTTATCATAATCTGATTCCATAGTATTGTGCTTTAAAATTTCTTTGTCTTCCACGATGAGATACATGTTTTTACCGATTGTCAGTTTCTCTGAATGAGAGAACATGAGCATAACATTTGCAAGAGCAATGTGTTTTTGATTTAGACCAACGTTTTTCTCGCTCTCATCAACCTTTACATTTCTCTCTTTAAAGTAATTGGTAATTTGTTGTAGTGCAGTGTTTAACTCTACTGTAGATACACATTTATTAAATATATAATCTGCAATATTAAGGTATTTTTTTTGATCCAGCCACTCGGTTACTTGCACAGCGGAATTGGTTTCAGTTTCAATATCAAAATTGCTCACAATGTATCTCAACAAGAACACGTCCATATTATGCGGTCGCATTGATAGATTATTCACAATGACACCAATAGTCTTGTGCTTTTCAAAAGAGTCTTCGGCTTTACTCCATTCTTTTTGTTTTTTAATGAAATACTTGTAAAAACCCGGATTAAGTGTGTAATAAAAGTCAAAGTAAATTTTCCATAAGAGACCGAATAACTCTTCATCAAAACCGGAATAATATAATTCATAAGCCCAAAACAAACTTTTTTCACTTTTATTAAGAATACTTATAAGAAGCGCAATGTGCACTTCATCCTTGATATATAAATACCTTGTAAATGTAAACTTGGATGCGTTGGCGGACATAATTGTTTTCTTTTGTTGAGATAGTTATTTAATTAATACTTACTATCAATTTTTTATTATTGTCCATTTTTATTCAGTTTTATTTATTTTAATTATTATTTTAATTAATATTGTTTACTTTATTTAGTCGCGTTGATTTCTTTTCTCAATAAAATGTATAACAATGGCAAACACTTGGATGGCATTAGTGAAAAAGACTTTTGATACTGGGCGTGGAAAGGACAAGGATTATTCCTACAAACAAGCCATGTCTGATGCAAAGAAAGTGTATCACTCTTCTTCTTCAAAGAACGCATCTTCAACCAAAGAAATGACGACATCTGGAGAGACAACTTCCGAAGAGATAAGCAGTGGCTCTGCTACAGAGACCAAGGGAAAGGCTAGAGGCACAAAGAAGTCAAAGAAGTCCAAGAAAAGCGCAAAGAAGTCCAAGAAAAGCGCAAAGAAGTCAAAGAAGACCAGAAAAGCTCGCAAATAAAGAGAGAAGTTTATCATAATCTTCCGTAGTAGTATTATACAATATATCATTGAATAATGATATGTTTTGCGAAGAAGTCGGACGTTTATCAGGAATTGGATGGATTCCGAGTGTAAGAATCTGAGAGAACTGAGAAAAGAAAGAATTCTTGGGGAAACCGGAGCGACTTTTAAAAATATCTCTCAATAAAACCAAAAAAAGTATGCTTATTCCATAATTGTTCCATGTAGTACATTTTTCTAACATTTCACGGATTATATCAGCTTTGGGCTTATTAGTCAATGTTTGAAGAGAGAAATGGGCAGTTTCTTTATATTGATCTAGAAAAGCTTTTGAAAAACAACTTAAAGACGCAATGCGATGCCGACAATCTTCGCAGATCTCTTCAATACTTGAAAAGGACAGGCTATCCAATTTATTATCTATTAAAAAACAAATTACATGCGCTTCCAATGGTAAAAACACATTTTTTGCCTGATAATCGGAAAATAGATAACTTTTTCTCTCTTCATTCATTGTTGGAAAATGGAAACATTCATCAAGTCTTTCAATTACTGGTAAATTATCCCTGAAAACTAGTGTTGATGGATGAAAATTTATATTTATAATATTCTCATTATTTAATAGGTTTGCACCTTCCAGCAGGTGTTTATAGCTATTTATTAATTTCAAAAACTCTTTTCGTTCTTTTATAGTATTTATTTTTTCTGTTTTCTCTGTTTTTTCTGTTTTTATTATCTTATTTGTTTTGTCTGAAATTTTGAACTTTATTATATTTTCCCCGAGTTTTACTAATTTTTTACGATTTGCATAGAAAACCTTATAAAATGACAGGCTTTCTGGAATATTTAAACGTGTTATTTGAATATGCGAATTTTCTTCACTAATCTTTTTACATCTTTCAAAATTTTCATCATCTATTTCAGCCAAATTTACAAAGGAATTCTTTAGAACCGGAGCAAAATACCTTGAATAATTAGGAATCTGTAATATTCTTTGAGATATTTGAATATCATTGAGAGAAAAAAAACTCGTCTTTGTTATTGAATTTGTGTGTTTTTTGCAAGATTTAACTGCATTTTTGTTTGTTTTTATTGGTTCTTGCAAATATGGACCTAGTAACATTGAGCAATTTTATAATATAATTAGTGCAAGGTATTTATTTTGTTATTGATATAAAATATCTATTTTTGTAAGTCTTTTTTATTTTACTCATGACTTCCGATGAATCCAGCTTGTTTTCCAACAGTCTCACAATTTCTTCCTTCAAATCTGTTGTATTTGTTTTACAGAAATCTACAAATCCGTCAGACGGTTTATAATCTGGGGAGTTCCTTCCATTAAAGATATGCAAGTCCATTGCATCTAGAAGATCCTTGTGAACGCCAATGTATTTCTTGCGTTCCTTGGGCTCAGGCTTTGACGTGCCCTTCTTTCTGAAATAATAACGAGCGCTCTTGAACATCTTATCCAAAACATCTCCGTCATATCCCAATTTATTTAACCTAGAAATCTCGTCTTCAATCAACTCTTCCTGGTCGTGTGTCCAAGTTTCCCAAGCTTCTTTAAACGATTTTCTGTCATCATACTGATGAATCTTTGAAAACTTATACAAGTCGTCCATGAAGTTTTG